CGAAGCACCGGACGGCCCGCGCTACAAGGCGCTCGGCAACAGCATGGCCGTGCCGTGCATGGCCTGGATCGGCAAGCGGATCGCGGAGGTGGACCGTGGCGATTGAACTCGACGACTGGGACAGGGAATGGCTCGCGCGCGCGCACAGCGAGGCCGAGTACCGGGCGAAGTGCAAGGAACTGATGGAGCGGTGCGCCGAGTACGGCGCCGAGCTCGAGCAGCTGCGCGGGCAGCGCACCGGCTGCGCGTACCCGAACTGCCTCGACGGCGGCGGGCGGTGTCACGCGATGTTCAAGGGTGAGTGTTCTGGGCCAAAGGAGGTGAAGCCGTGAGCGACATCACCCTGCCCCGCGCTGTGGTCTGGAGATTACACGCGGCGTTCAGAGACGCGGACAAAACGATTAGGCCAAGCGGCGAGAAATCGGATTACAGCGCCGAAATCGCCGCCCTCGACGCCGCGCTCGCGGAGCCGGACGCCATCGCCCGAGCGGTCGAGGCCGAGCGGGAGGCAATTTGCCCGATTGTTTACGGGCTTTGCGTGTCGGACAACAACGCGCAGGAAATCGTTAACGCAATCCGTGCGAGGGGGAGCGATGGAAAAACCGCCTGACTTTGACGCCTTCTTCCGCCTGCTGCGCGACGCGATCATCGCGGCAATCGGCATCCTGCTGTTCTGCGCGCTTCTCGTGGAGGTGATGACATGAGCGACCCCATCAACCCGAACCATTACAAGGCCGGCGAGATCGAGTGCATCGACGCCATCGAGGCGCAGCTCTCGCCGGCGGAGTTTCGCGGATACCTGCGCGGCCAGGTGGCCAAGTACAACTGGCGGCTCGGGCTGAAGGATTCCGTGGAGCAGGACGCCAAGAAGATGCTCTGGTACGCCTCGATGCTGGCCGGCGTGGACCCGAGAAAGCGCTAGACCGCTTCTCCCCGGAACCACGCCTCCCCTCCATCGACCACCACGATCTCGGGCGGCAGGAGCCGACCCTCGCGGAACGTGAGCACCGCGAAGCCCGACGCCCAGTTGAGCGGGCCCGCCTCGACGTAGGTGAACTGCGGGCCGCCGACGTCGGCCATCGTGCCGGTGTCTACGCCGTATCTACGGCCGCGGTAGTCGGCCCACGGGGTCACCTTCAATTGGTGGAGATGGCCGTGGACGTAACTCACGCCGGCCTTGAGGGTCGAGTTTATGGCCGCGTGCAGGCCGCCGCCGACCGGGCGGTGCCGGATGCAGACCCAGCCGTCGGTCTTGGCGTTGAGGTGCAGCGCCCAGCCGGCGCGCCACTTGGGCAGGAAGTCGAGCAGCGTCGAGCCCGGCATGCCCTCGACTTCAGCGACGCGGCTTGAGAGCATGTTCTCATAACGAGCGTCATGGTTTCCGATGGTCCGAATGAGCTTGGCCTTGCCTGCCGCTCGCTCGATCTCGGCGCACCGATCCTGCACGGCGTGGATCTCGTCCTTCAGCTGCGGCTGCTGCTCCCACATGATCCGCGGGTGGCGCGAGATGCGGGCGCCGTCGAGGATGTCGCCGTTGAGGACGACCATCGCGGGCTTGAGGGACTTGGCGAGACGGCAGAAGGCCTCATGCGCGACGGTGACGATGCCGGGCCAGTAGTGGCAATCGGAGGCCACCAGCACCACGCCGTCGGTGATGGTGTCGTGCATCTCGCCCTCGTATTTTTCGGCGCGCTCGGCGGCGAGGGCGTTGGCGCGGTGGCCGGCGAGGCTCTGCGCGCTCGTGCCGCGGATCGGGTTGATTGCCTCGAGCGCCATGCCGTATTTCGCCTCCATCGACCGGCGGCGGCTGTAGACGCTGCGCAGGTTGATGTCGAGTGCCTTGGAGACTGCCGAAGCCTTCTTGAGTCTCTGCCAGGCGGCGATGAACTCCTGATCCGATGCGGTCAGCGGCACGGCTTGGCTCCAGAGTCGAAGGTCGTCAGGGACTGATGGAGCAGGCTCGCCAGGTTATCCACGAACACCTCGTCGTGTGACAGGGGATGGTTCATCTCGTCGAGCAGGGCATGCGCCCACTCGTGGCAGAATGTCTGCTGCAGCTCGGTGTCGCCCTGGTCGCCGCGCAGGTCGATGCGGTGGCACGCGGGGTCATACATCCCGACGGTGTTCATCGAGTGTGGCCATCGGGTGCGCGGCATGATGCGCACGGTGAGCTGATGACCGTGCAACTGGAACCGACGCGGGATCTGCAGCCGCTCGTGGCGGCTGGTGCGGTCAGTCTTCCGCTTGGCGGGGTCCTGCTTAGGCATGGGCGTCGCCTCCCTTTTGGGGTGCGGCGAGTCTAGCCTTAATCTTCGGTCGAGAGAAGCCCAGGCACCTTTGCCCCGAATTGCACGTCCCCGAGGCGCCGTTGCGCGCGGCCTATTTCCTCGCGCATCAGGAGCTGGTCCTCGACCTTGAGCCTTTCCAGGATGCGCCTCTGCTGCTCCGGGTTGACCGTCGTCAGCATCCGCGCCATATCCGCGCGCACCTCTGGGGTGAGGCCGCGCAGGCGGCCGCCGGCGAGGTTGAGGATGGTCATCACCCGCGCCGCCGGGCCACCCGCGGCGAACTGCATGGCCTGTTCTGCGGCCGCGAGCTGGTCTACGCCTTGCCCGGCCGCCGCCTGCGTGCGTGCCGTTCGAGACCCCATGTTGGGGTTGATGTTGCGGGCGAACTCTTGAAGCTGGCGCTCCTGCCGGATCTGTAGCGCCGCGCGAGCGGCTGCTTCCGGCGTCGTGGCGATGAACCCGAGCAGGTCGCGGTTCTGCTTTGTCGAGGTCAGCATCCGCGCGAGCCCGGCGTCATCCGCCGAGGCCAGCCGGTTGAACAGCGAGTCGCGCGCGGTGTCGCGCACGAGATCGAGCTGGTCTGGCGTCAGTCCGCGCACGGCGACCTTGCGCTCCGCTTCGCTCATGTTGATGAATCGCTGCCCAAGTTCCGAGAACTTGATGAGTTCGGAATCCTCGAAGAACTTGGCGCGCGCGTCGCGGTACTCCGGCACCAAGTCCTTGACCTTTTCATCAAGCGACTTGAAGAGCGCGTTGATGCCGGTGGCGTTGACGCTGCCAGCGCGGAATGCCTGGTCCTTCTTGGCGCGCAGCGCGCGCAGCAGGTAGTCGAGCGACGCCACCGACGGGTAAGCGTTGGCGATCAGGTTTCCTTCCTTGTCGAAGAGGTCGGGCAGCTTGAGGTTCTCCTGCCGCAGCGCGTTGAGCTGCGCCTGCTTGTAGAGCGAGCGCGTGAGCGGGTCGCGGGAGATCATCTCGACCACTTCCTGGTCTGGCACAATACCGACCGCGCGCGCCTGCCCGTAGAGCTCGCTCGCGTTGCGGTCTCGCGCGCGCTTGAGCCGCGCCAGCGTGTCCTGCGCGAACTCGCGGTTCCCGCCGGTCATCTGGTTGACGATGTTCATGGTGCGCGCGCCGGACTCGGCGAGGATGTTCTGCGACGCCTCGCGGGTGATGTCCGCGGCCTTGCCGCCGCCGATGCCGGCGCGCTCGGTGGCGAGCTGGCCGGGCATCCCGAGCCGCATCCCGAAGGGAACCGTTTCGCCTGGCGACGTCAGCGCGACGTCGCTCTCGAGGCGCGGGATGTCGGTCTTGGACTCGCGCACGGCGCCGAGTACTTGCTGCGCTGCGATGCGCGGCTCGTTGGGGTTGAAGGCGCGGCCCATCACGGCAGAGCCGCCGCGGGCGAGGCTGCCCACCGCGCCGGCGACTGGCGCTGCGACGGCGCCCAGCGCGCCACCCGTTGCGGCGCCGGAGAGGCGTTCGCCGGGCTGCGCCTCGAGCGCGCCCTGCGCAGCTCCGATGCCGCCGCCCATAGCTGCCTCGCGGCCGAGGCGCCCGTATGCGGATGTCACCGCGCCGACCTTGCCGAACGGGTTGGGCGAGAGCAGCGCGCCGGCGAGCTCGGAGACGCCGTAGGTGAGCGGATTGGCGCGGCGCATGGCCTCGCGCTCGGCCGCCTGCGAGGCCAGGCTCTGCCGGTACGGCATCACGCCAGCCGCGGCCTCGATGCCCGCGATGGGCTCGTCGGCGCCGCCGTAGGTGAAGCCCTGACCGAAGCCCTGAATGGCCGTGGGCAGGACGCCGGTGCGGCCGGAAGTTTCGGCGCCGCGCTGCAGGGCCGCGGCCTTCTCGCGCCGCACCCTTTCGATGACCTCCGGCGGGGTGCCGTCGGGGAATCGGGCCGTGGTGCCGTCAGGCATCTGGACTTGGATAGGCATTAGCGCACCTTGTTTCCTTTCTCGTCGTACTCTTCGACCTGCCCGCCCTGCTCCAGGATGGAGCGGATCATCTGGGCCTGCACATCGATCGGGTACATGGCATTCGGGAACTGCGCGCGACCCGCGTCCACGTCCGCCGCCGTGATGGCCCCGGTCGGATTCTGCTGCATTGCAATGCCAGCGCCGCCCTGATTGGCCGGGGCCATCAGGTCGGCGTTAGCCGACTCGATCACGGCCTTTCCGAAATCGCCGACCAGCGGCAATCCGGACAGCATGCGGGCCGGAGCGCCTTGCAGCACACGGCCGCCCTTGCGTCGCATCAAATCCTCTATCTCCGCTGGGGACATCAGCTGAATCTTCGAGAGCGGTTCGCCGGTGATGTTGGCAGCGTATTGCAGCGCCGCCTGGCGCGTCATCTGGCGCCCAGACTGCTGCCGCTCGTTGCCGGCGCCGGGTGCTCCGGGCGCGCCAGCCGCTGCGGCACCGGCCGCGCCGGCCTGCAGCACCTGCGGCTTGCCCGTCTTCGGGTCGATGTAGACCACCGAGCCCTCGCGGAAGCCAAGCGCGCGCGCCCGCTCCGGCGGCAGGATGCCCGGCGGCATGGCCGCGCCGCCCGGCGCCACTGGCGCCCCACCACCCACCGCCGCCCGCGGCGCAGCGCCGCCCGCGACCGCGCGCGGCACCGGCAGGACGCTCAACTTGCCGCTCGAGTCGCGCTGGATGATGGTCCCCGCAGGCGCGCCGAGCTGGCGCACCTCGGCGGGCGTCAGGGTGGTCGTGCCAGCCTGCTGCGGCGGCGCCGTGAACCCACCCGTGAGCGGGTTGTACACCGACCCGCCCACCGTGCGCCCGAGGGTGCCCTCGGTGGCGAGCTTGGCGAGGTCTGGGGCCATCTGGCCGAGGTCGCGCCCCGCCTGGGAGCCGTAGAGCGCCGCCAAGGCGCCGCGCGGGTCTTGGCGGTACCGTGAAGACAGCTCGCCACCCTCGCCGCCAGGAAGGCTCTCCAGCCGCCCGGCGGAGCCGCCGAAGAGGCGCCCCACGACCTGCGGCATCAGCGCCTCGGCGGCGGCTTGGCGGCGGGCGAGGCCGGCGGACTCACGCTCTGCGGCGCGGCTGGCGCGGGTAAGCGCGAGCGCCTCGCCGCCAGCCTCGGGCGAGCCCATGCCGCGGGCGATGACGCCCAGCACGGAGAGGCTCGCCGCGCGGCGCTCCTCGGGGCTCATGCTCTCGTAGTCTTCCCCGAGCAGGCCGCCGACGTAGCGGCTCCAGAGTCCGGGCTTCTTGGGTTTCTCTGCCATGGTCGTGGTCCTCAGTCGAAGAGGAGGCCGCGCGTCTTGCGGCCGCCATAGGTGCGGTACATCTTGCGGTACATCTCGAGCGGGTCGGCGCCGGTAGGCTCTCCAACCTTGGCCCTAAAGGTCGGCGTCAGGTCCATCTCATCATCGCCGCCCTGCGCCGCTAGGCGCATCAGCCCGCGCTGCATCCCGCCGCCCTCGGCGTACTGCGTGCCGTAGCGCTTGAGCATCTCCTCGTCGGCGTCGATCCTGCGCTGCGCCGCGCGGTCCGTCAGCTTCTTGAAAAAGTCCACCTCACGCCCTCCCGCGGCGCTTGCCGCCGACCTTCTTGTCCAATTCTTTCACGGCCTCGGTGAGCAGTCCGACCACCTGCGGCAGATCATACTGGCGCATGTTGTCCGACTCGCGCCGCGAGACGGCCTCGGGCATGGCGCGCTCGACGGACTGGGCCGACATGCCCATGTCCTCCTCGCCGCCCTTATCCTCGCCCTCGTTCTCGCCGTATCCGTTCTCCCACTCGAACTCGATGCCCTTGAGGCGGCGCACCTTGTCGAGCGGGTTCTTGATGCCGCCGATGTTGCGCTTCATGCCCTCGTCGGAGCCGGTCGGGAAAAACGCGCCGGCGGCCCTTGAGGCCATGTCCCAGTAGGACGGCCGCCCGGTCACGGTCCCGGTCTGGGTCACGTTGTACGGCGACGCCGACACCGCGCCCTGCCGGATCGCAAGCTGCCGCAGCGGGAACTCCTGCCGGCGGAGGTCCTCCTCGCGCTGCGCGTTGAGGAACTGCTGGTAGAGCTGCTGCTGCTGCGTGCCGAGGCCCATCATCGCCGCGCCAGCGCCGTAGCGGTTCTGCAGCGCCGTCTGGCCGAGGTCGGCGAGTTGCCGCCCGGCGCCGAGTTGGAACTGCGCGCCCTGCATCCCGGCGGCCTGGTTCGCGCGAGCGGCGTCCATCGCCGCCTGCACGTTGAACTGCTGCGCGGTCGATCCCATCCGCTGCGCATCTAGCGTGGCGGCCTGATTCGCCTGCTCGGCAGACAGGCCCATCTGCATGTACTGCTGCACGGCCTGCTGGTTGGCGAGTGCCGCCGCCTGCTGCTGTTGCACGTTGAACTGCTGCGCGGAGCTGCCCATCCGCTGCGCCTCGAGCGCGGCCTGCTGGTTGCGCCCGGCGGCGTCGAGTGCGGCCTGTTGGTTGGCCTGCTCTGCCGAGAGCCCCATCCGCATATAGTCCTGCACGGCCTGCTGGTTGGCGAGCCCCGCGCGCATCTGCTGCTCGACGTTGAACTGCCCGGCGGTGAGCCCAAGACGCTGCGCCTCCTGCGCGGCAGCTTGGTTGCGCGTCGCCGCGTCCATCTGCGCGCGCTGGTTCGCCTCCTCGGCGGAGAGCCCCATCTGCATGTACTGCTGCGCCGCGGCCTGATTGGCGCGCTCGGCCTCGAGCGCCGCCTGTACGTTCGCCTGCTCGGCCGTGAGGCCGAGGCGCTGCGCCTCCTGCTGCGCCTGCTGGTTGGCGAGCGCGGCGCGCATCTGTGCGTCGATGTTCGCCTGCCCGGCGGTAAGGCCAAGCCGCGAGAGCTCGAGGTCGCGCTGCTGGTTCGTGATCTCGCCGCGCTGCGCCATCTCCATGACGCTCTGCGCCGCCGCCTGATTGGCAAGCGCCGCCTGCTGCTGCCGGCCGACGTCGGCCTCGCGCATCGCCGACGCCTCGCGGAAGCCCTGCGCGCGCTGCTCTGCCACGAAGCGGTTACGCTCGCGGGCGGCCTCGCCGGCGGCGATGCCCTCTTCGATGGCCGCGCGCGAGCCGCCGAAGGCACGGGCGGCGGTGGCGCGCGCGGCGCGCCCGCCGCGAGCCCGCTCCTCGGCGCGCGAGATATCGCCGAGGCCTGCCTCGATGACCTGGCGCTCGTAGGGGTTCATGTACTCCCCGATGTCACGCCCCAGCACCGACGCGGCCTGCGCCACCGGCGCCGCGCCCGGTGCGCTTACATCGCGCGCGGCGAAGGTGGTACCAAGCTGTCCCGCGGCCACACGCTCGGGCGCGAACTGCGCCCCGACGCGGCCGGCAGAGATGCGCGAGGGTCCTCCCGCAAGTGACGCGCCGATGTCGCGCGCGGCGATGCGCTCGGGCGCAAAGGTCGTCCCCAAGCGCTCCGCGCTGACCGTGGCGGGGCCTCGCCCAAGGGCCGCACCGACGCGCTCCGCGCCGATGGGCGCCGCGCCGAAGGTGGTCCCGATGGCGCCCGCCCCGACCCGCTCCGGGCCACCCGCGAGCGACGCGCCGATGTCGCGCGCGCCGAACTGGGTCCCGATCTGGCCGGCGCTGATGCGCTCGGGCTGGAAGCCCATCAGCGCCTGCGCGCTGCGCGCGGCGGCCTCCACCTCGGGGACAAATCCGCCCTCGCGCGCGATGCGGCGCGTCGCGGCCTCGCCCTCCATATAGTCGCGCGTGAACGGCGCGACCATCATCCCGCGGTACGGCTCGTACGGGATGGCCGAGACCTCCTCGGCGAACTGCAGGTTCCGCAGCACGCTGTCGTAGATCCTCGGGTCGATCTCCGTCTTGGAGACTTCCTTCCTCTTGGACGAAAAAAGCTTGCTCATAGTTTTTTCTCAAGCACCACAGCGGTGCGTCTGTAACCCTCAAGCGCCCGCTGCCAGCCGGGGCGTCCCATGATCAGCATCGTGTCGCAGCCGATGTGCCGCGCCCACTCCTCAATGGTCGGGCGTATCACTTCGTTGATTTCGTGCAAGTCGCCCGCGCCGATGATGACGGTGAGCTGCTTGATGCGAGGAAAGACGTCGATGGTCGAGACCACGCACGAATCCTTCGACGCCCAAAACTGGTACTCGCCGCGCGCGATTCCCTCGAGCACGTCGTGGTAGCCCATCTGGCCATAGCCCTCGGCGAGCGCGCGCTCGATGAGCTCGCGGAACGGCGCGATGTGCTCGATGCCGTCTATCTCCTTCATCGCTCACCTCCCGCCACGGCATCGAGCCGCATCGTCCCGACGCGCCAGTCCGTGGCCGGAGACGCGCCCGTGATCTGCATCTCGACCTGCCGCCCGGTGAATCGCACCGGGGTGTAGATGGAGTCGATGGTGTAGCTCTTGGTCGTCTCCGAGCCGTTCGGCGCGAACTTGGTGATGAACTGCAGCGATACTGAACCCTGTGTGGACTCATCGGCAATTACCTGCCGAGCCACCATCAGCCGCTCGCCGTTCCCGAATTCCAAAGGGCCGCTGCGGGCGTAGGGCTCGGCGCCGTCGTAGGTGACGCCGACCTCCTGCTCGTAGATATAGCCGTCCGGGGACACCATGAGGGGGTAGGTGAAGACGCCGCGGTCCGTGCCGGCGGTGCGCGCGAGGCTACCGATGGACCAATGCCCCTCGCGGTAATTGTACGACACGTAAGAGTCGCACTCGCTGTTGGCGGTGCTCGGATAGAACCACCAAATCTCTCCGAACTGGTTGTTGGCGACGGCGTAGACCTTGGATCGCTGCGTCTGCGAGAGGTTCTTGGCGACGTAATCGAGCACGTCGCACTTGACCGGGCGCACGAAGCCGTCGTACATGAAGAAGCCCGACGGGCTCCACCAGTAGGCGACCGACTCGACCGCCGCCACGGCCTGCGCGCTCATCACGCCGCAGCCGGTGGCGATGCGCTCGAAGCCGTACACGAACGGAGGCCCTTGGTACTGCGCCGTATGGACATCGACGTCGGTGAAGATGAGCGACACGCCGCGCAGGCGCTTGCCGGTGACGATGGAGCCGACGCTCTCGAGCTCGAAGTCGCCCGCCTGGTTCGTCACCGCCGGGGTCCAGACCGTGTTGTTCTCCTGGTCGGACCACGCCACCTTGCGCACGTTCCCGCCCGCGCCGAGCGCGAACACGAACCGCTCGGCGGTGACCATCACGGCGCGGTTGTTGGTGGGGGCGTTGGCGAGCGCCGCGGCGTCGTTCGCGGTGTCGAGCTGCCACTCGTAGATCTTGCCGTCGCTGTTTGAGCAGCCGATCAGGTACTCGCCCCAGTTGTCGAGCGTCCACATGGTCGCCGGGGTGAGCGTGCCGGTGTCGGTGCGCGGCGTGCCGTAGGCGAAGAGGCCGTAGGGGCCGCCGCCATAGCCGAGATTCAGCACCGCGTCGCCGCTGCCGGGCGTAAAGCCCGACGGGGTGATGTCGGTGATGGTGCCGGCCTCGTTCATGGCGTAGAGGCCGCTGTGGGTGCCGATGCCGATCCAGCGGGCGTTGCCGTTGGTGCGCCACGCGATGAGGCCGCGCGTCTTGCCCGTGACCTGCCCGGTCGCGCGCTTGCGCCAGCCGCCGACGGGGCGCATGGTGCCCTCGTACCAGCGAACGAGCGAGGCGTCACGCCAGCGGCCCTTGCTCTGGTAGTCGGTGCCGGAGCGGTAGACGCCCGGCGGCAGGCTGATGGGGATGAGTGCCATGTCAGTCCTTGGTCAAGGCTTGGAGCTCGACGAAGCGGGCGGCGTCGCGCTCACAGGCGGCGAAGTGGTCGGCAAGAGCCGCTCCAATGCCTCCCGCGTCGCCGGGCTCTCCGGCGGGGTCATCAGGCGGGGCGGCATCGGGACACGCTCCGGGCACGCCGGGGGCGGCAAGGGCGTCGCGCAACCGGCGAGCAAGGCCACGCCCGCGGCGATCAGCAGCGTCCAGCTTGTCCGTGAGTCCACGCTCCACCTCCTGATGCTTGGCCGTTTCCGCCCTGAGAGCCGCCGTGGCGGCCTCTGCGGCCTTGGCCCTCTCTGCGTACCACTCTGCCCTGACGGCCGCCGTGGCGGCCTCGTAGCCGCTCTGGTACGCCGTCCGGTAGCCGACCCAGCCGAGGGCGGCCAGCGCGATCGCCAGTCCCGCCCCCAGCCAGAGCTTCACGCCGCCTCGGGCTTCTTCTTGGACAGCACCGACCAGACGGCGACGGCGAGGGTGGCGAGCGCGCCGCCCACGGCCGCGACGGTCTCGGCGTCGGCGAGGCCCTTGCCGACAAGGTAGCCGCCTACCGCGGCCACGACGGCGCGGACAATCCCGGCGATCTGTTCTGCGTTCATGTTCGTCTCCTATGCTTCGTTAGCCGAGGCCTTCGCCCCGTTAGATGCGACGAGCGGCAGGATGCTGCTCGTCGGCTTTATTGCAAGCGGCCACCGGTAGCCGAGCACCCGGCTGCGGTCGAATGGCGCGATGTTCACCGAATCGCCCTGGTTGCCGCCCAGGACCATCAGCCGGCCGCGCTCGTCGTTTCCGACGACAAAGCCGACGTGGCCGCCGCCTTTGCGCTCGAAAACGACCACCGCCCCGAGCGCGGGCTCGCGGATAGGCGTCCCGAAGTCGAGCCACGCCTTGGCGCGGTACCAATGCTTCGGGCGCCGGATGCCCTCGCCCTCGAACACCGCCGCGACGAAGGTGCCGCACCAGGGCGTCTCGTCGTCGCTCCACCACGCCTTGAGCTGGCGCAGCCAGCGGGCGATGACGGGCGCCGTCGCCTTGCCGGGGATCTCCCGCAGGTCGATGAAGGCGCGCGCGCTCTTGAGCCAGCGGGGCTCCATCAGCCGAGCTTCTTCAGGTTCTTGAGGTGGACCGCAATGGCAAAGCAACCGGCCGCGATGGCGATGAGCCCGGCGACCAGCGAGATAATCTCGTTGGCCTGGGTCATCCACGACACGCTGGCGGCGGTCACGCTGCCGGCGGCGGCGACGTCGCCCACGCGCTCGACCGGCATTGTCACGGCTCGATCTCCTTCACGACCTGCGGCTCGGCCTGCTCCTTGATTTTCACCATCAGCGGCCACGCGCCCGACGAGGTGGGCAACTGCCCAAGCACTTGCAGGATGGCCTGCACTTCGTCGCGGGTCAGGGCAAGGGTGATTTCCATGTGCGCTCCTGTGTGTTACGGCCCGGCATCGCGCCACGCGCCGCCGCTGTAGAAATACAGTTTGTTGTTGGTCGTGTTGACCACGATGGGTGCCATGCCCGTGATGGCGGTCGGCGTTCCGGTCGGCGTACCCGCGCAGGTCGGGACATACAAGAAGCCGTCCGTCGCGGTGGTGGCGAGGGCGGCAGATGCGCCTGCGACGATGTTGCCTGTGCTGGTAATACGCATCCGCTCGTTGTAAGTGGTTCCGTTTCCGCTATTGCCAAAAGACAGAACATTGTTTCCGGCATTTGCCGTATCAACGCCGACCAAGTAGGTCGTTCCAAGCGCGGAACTCAAAACGCTATATTGAGTCGCTGTGGCCGAGCGTTCGATTCGCACGCCGCTAAAGGCGTTGTCTGTGGATTGCTTCAAATCAAGTTTTGTAGACGGCGAACTCGTCCCGATGCCGAGGTTGCCCGTCGAAGTGAGCCGCATCTGCTCGGTGAACACTCCAAGCAAGGTGCGCGTTCCGAACCGAGTGTAATCGCCAGAGAAAATCTGCAAGCCGTCGCTGTCAGGCGTGCCAATGCCAAACCGCACATCGAAAGTGAAGTACGAACTGGCAATCGGAACGAGGGTGCTGCCGTTGACATGGAGCCGCTGCAACGGCGAACTCGTCCCGATGCCGAGGTTGCCTGCGTTGTCCAACCGCATAGTTTCTGCGTTGCTAGTACCATAAAAACGAGTTAAGCCATCGTCGGCAATTAAAAAGCGAGTAGCGCCGCCAGAGGTGGCAGCCTCAAACGAAAATGTAGAGGCGGTTGTACCTGTCCCTCGGACAGTAAGCCTTGCACCAGAACCAGAGCCGCCAATTCGGGCATTAGTGCCGTCAAATGTAAATACACTCCCACTCGTCGCCACCTTGCTGCCGTCCAAGTACAACACGCCGTTGGCGGTGCCGCCGTTGAGCGTGAGGTTGCCGGAGAGGGTCTGCGCCGCGGCGTCGATCGTGCCCGTCAGCGTCGGAGACGCCGAGAGCACATTGTTCCCGGTGCCGGTGTTCGTGACCGACACCGCCTGCTTGCTCGCGTTCAGCGCCAAGGCCGTCGAGGCCGTGAGCGCCGACATCGTGAGCGTGCCGCCCACCGCCAGCGTCTTGCCGCTGCCGACGTTGAGTCCAACCGAGGTGCCGTTTCCGGCAGCGGCGAATACGCCGTCAATCACATCGGCGTTCGTGTTCCACTTCCCGCCCCAGGAGTCGGCAGATGCGCCGACCTCGGGCTTGGTCAGGGACAGATTGGTCGTGTTCGTGTCAGCCATGCATCACACCTCAAGCCGCTTGATCCCACGTCGTGGGAGTGTCCGAAACTGGATTCCAGGCCGGGGCAGAGGGCGTGCTGGCAGCGGTCCATGCCGTAGCCGGACCGCCATCTATTCTACCCCAAACATTGGCCCTGCCTATGGCCCCCGTCGCCGCCAGCCCCACGGGCAGGATGGTGACATCCGAGTAGTAGTCCACCGTCCCGATCGCACCGGAGGCCGACACGCCCGTGACCGCAACATCGAACCCGATGGCAGCCACCGCCGTCCCGAGCTGCGCCGTGCCAGACACGCCCGTGACCGGCAGCACCGCCACCGTGACCACGAACACGTCGCCCACCGCGCCAGACGCCTGCACCCCAGCCGGCACCAACTGCGTGCCGGTGAGCACCGTCTCCGAGCCGAGCGCGCTCGTCCCGGCAACGCCCGTGACGGCGACATCGAAGCCGATGGCGACCGTCTCGTCGCCAAGCGCGGTCGTGCCGACCACCCCGGTGACGGCGAGCACGGCGTTGGTGATGACCGTGACATCGCCGGCTTGGGCCGTGGCCGACACCCCGGCGACGGGCACATCGACCGCGCCGCCGAGCTGGACATCTACCGTCCCGACCTCTCCGGTCGCCGCCACGCCGGAAACGACGGCCAGCGCCTCGCCGACGATGACCACCGACCCGACCGCAGAGACAGCCTCGACGCCCGTGACCGAGACGGTGACCGCCCCGGCCTGTATGTCAAATGCCGAAGTTGAAAACGCCGACGTCGAAAACGCCGACGTCGAGAAAGAACTCACGGCGTTCCGCGCCAGAGGTCGCCAGACGCGCCGGCACCGTAGACGGTAGCCGAGTTCATCTTCATCACGTTGACGAGCAGCTCGGCCT